GAGGTTCCTCTGGCGGAGCTGGTGGAACTGGTGGTGGCGGAGCTGGTCAAGCTGGAAGTGGATCAGGAAGTGCTGGAATAACTAACACTGGTGGCGGTGGTGGAGGTGGCGGAGGTGGTCCTCCAGGTTCAGCAGGTGGATCAGGAATAGTCATCGTAAAAGAATTAACTAAAGCAAGTGGTGTGTGGTCAATGCAAAGTCAGTTTCAAGCAAAAAAATGTGGAGTATGGCCAATACTCGGATTTAATTATGATTATTTAGTAGTAGGTGGTGGAGGAGCTGGAGGTAAATCTTCTGCTCCTGGTACAGTGCCTTATGGTGGAGGTGGTGGTGGAGCTGGAGGTTATAGAGCTTCAGGATATGGACCGAGTCCATTACGAGGTTCTGCAATATTTTTAGCTCCAGGAGATTATGCAGTAACAGTTGGAGGTGGTGGAGCTGGAAGCTCTACTCATGGTGCATCTGGTAATATCTCAGTGTTTAATGTTTGTGGTGTAGAGGGCACAGATAAATTTACTGGTGCAGCAGGTGGAGGTGGTGGAGGTCACGGAAATTCAAATGGTAAACCAGGAGGATCTGGTGGTGGAGGAAATGGAAGTCCAGAACCAGGATCATCTTATACAGGTGGTACAGGTAATACACCTACAGTAAATCCGCCACAAGGAAATCCAGGTGGTAATACACCAGGAGCAAGTGGATCTCCAGGAGCAGGTGGTGGAGGAGCTGGCGGATCAGGAAATAATTCACCAGGTGGTGGTGGAGGTTGTGGAGTATCGAATAATATTTTAGGACCTAGCACTACTTACGCTGCGGGAGCACCGGGCTCTGGTACAAGTCATGAAACAGGTAATAACGGTGGAACAAATGAAGGAGACGGTGGAGGTGGTTCAAACGGAGCTAACGGAGGTAACGGTGGACCAGGTATCGTTGTTCTTAGAGGACCAAGTGCAGTTACATTTACTGCTAGCCCAAGTCCATCAGCTACAATGTCAACTCATCCAGGTGGTGATAAGTTAGCTAAATTCACAGCTTCGGGAACATTGACAATTTCTTAACGATTGATATAAGAAAGACATAGAAAGATGAATCTTACAAATTATTATTGGTATTTTCAATCAGCAGTTCCAGAACGTATCTGTGATGAGATAGTTAAATATGGAAAATCTATTTCTGATGAGATGGCTGTTACTGGTGGTTATGGTCAAGGTAAAAATTTAAATCAAAAACAAATAAAAGACTTAAAGAAAAAAAGAAATTCTAATGTCGTGTGGATGAGTGATAGATGGATTTATAAAGAGATACAACCTTATGTTCATAAAGCTAATGAAAGTGCAGGTTGGAATTTTCAATGGGACTTTTCAGAAAGTTGTCAGTTTACAAAATATGAGAAAGGCCAATTTTATGATTGGCATTGCGATGGTTGGGATAAACCATATAATCAACCTAATACACCTTCTCACGGCAAGATAAGAAAATTATCTGTAACTGTAAGTTTATCAGATCCAAAAGATTATAAAGGTGGTGAATTAGAATTTGATTTTAGAAATATGGATCCTGATAAAAAACCTAATATTAGAAAATGCACCGAGATATTACCTAAAGGATCTTTAGTCGTGTTTCCTGGTTTTGTTTGGCATAGAGTGTGTCCAGTAAAAAAAGGGTCAAGATATAGTCTAGTTATATGGAATTTAGGATGGCCGTATAAATGAGTTTTCCAAAACAATTACAATTAGAAGAATATTTTAAATGTCCTATATGGTGGGCAGATGAATCTAAGTTTGTTAAAAAATTAAATAAAGCATCTGATAAATACATAAAAGAATCTCAAAAAAATTTAAAAAAAATAATAGATAAAAGAAATAAAAACTTTGGTAATAAAGGTGATATGGGTCATGTGTTTCACTCTACATCTTTGATTGGTGATCCTAAATTTAAAGATTTACAGGATTATATTGGTGCCACCGCACACAACCTATTAGAGGAGATGGGTTTTGATTTAACCAATTATCAAGTATTTATTACAGAGATGTGGGTTCAAGAGTTTGCTAAAAAAGGTGGTGGACATCACACTTTGCACACACATTGGAATGGCCATGTGTCTGGCTTTTATTTTTTAAAAGCGAGTGATAAAACATCAATGCCATTATTTGAAGATCCAAGACCAGGTAATGTTATGAATCTTTTACCAGAAAAAGATAAATCAAAAGTGACTCTCGCTAGTTCACAAATTAATTATAAAGCAAAACCAGGCAGAATGATATTTTTTCCATCATACCTGCCACATCAGTACATTGTAGATATGGGTTATGAGCCATTTAGATTTATACATTGGAACTGTCAAGCTATACCGAAAGGAGTATTAAATGTCGTTCAAAAAAAATAAATACACTGTTTTAAAAAATGCAATTAGCAAAGAATTAGCTGACTTTTGTTATTCTTATTTTTTAAATAAAAGAAATGTAGCAAGAGTTTTATTTGACTCTAGATATATATCACCTTTTACAGAATATTGGGGCATATGGACTGATCAACAGGTTCCAAATACTTATTCACATTATGCAGATCTTGTTATGGAAACTCTATTACAAAAAGTAAAACCTGTAATGGAAAAACATACAAAATTAAAACTATCGGAAACCTATTCTTATGCAAGGATTTATAAAAAAGGAGATATCTTGGCTAGACACAAAGACAGATATTCTTGTGAAATATCTACAACTTTAAATTTAGGCGGTGATGATTGGCCTATATACTTAGATCCAACAGGTAAAAAAGGACAAGCAGGTGTCAAAGTAAATCTTAAACCAGGTGATATGTTAATATATTCTGGATGTGATCTAGAACACTGGAGAGAGGAGTTTACAGGTAAAGATTGTGGGCAAGTGTTTTTACATTATAACAGAGCAGGATCTAAAATGGCGAAAGAAAACTCTTTAGATAAAAGACCTTTACTAGGTCTACCTTCATGGTTTAAAGGTGCAAAGTTGACTAAACCTACAAAATAGTCTATAAAAAAGACTTGTATGGGGAGTGCCACCACAACCACGCTCCCTGTACTTTAATCTGTTAATTAACGTTTAATCTGATATAACGGGTTACTATGCTACAAAAGATAGGATTTCAGCCAGGTATAAATAAACAGATCACACCCACTGGAGCAGAGGGTCAGTGGATAGATTGTGATAACGTAAGATTTAGATATGGCACACCTGAAAAAATAGGTGGTTGGAAACAATTAGGTGACGATGCTCTTACTGGTGCAGGTAGAGGATTACATCATTTTGTAAATAGTTCAGCTAGAAAATATGCCATCATCGGCACAAACAGGATTTTATATGCATTCTCTGGTGGTGTATTTTATGACATACATCCAATTAAATCTACAACGACATTAACGAGTGCGTTTACCACGACCAACGGATCAACATCTGTTACAATAACTTTTAGTGGGGATCATGGTATATCCGCGCAGGACATAGTCTTATTAGATAATTTCTCATCAATTACTAATTCTAATTTTGCAGCCTCAGATTTTAATGATAAAAAATTTATGGTAACAACAGTTCCTAACGCTACAACTATCACAATCACAATGCCATCAGCAGAGTCAGGATCTGGTGCAACAACATCAGGTGGTATCAGAGTACAACACTATTATCCTGTAGGACCGGCTGTACAGGCAAAAGGTTTTGGTTGGTCACTTGGAACCTGGGGTGGTGAGGTTGCAGGTGAACCAACAACAACTTTATCTGCAGCAATCAACTCCTCAACAACAACAGGTATTATATTAGCAGATGTATCACAGTTTCCAGATACAGGTACAAATTTTATAAAGGTAGGAACAGAGGAAATATCTTATACGGGAATTAGCACATCTAATGAATTGACAGGTGTCACGAGAGAGGTCAGAGGGACTGACGCTGCATCACATGGTGCAGGAGACGCGGTAACTAGCACAACAAACTTTGTGGCCTGGGGTGAAGCAGCATCAGGAGATCTAGTATTAGAACCTGGTATGTGGTCACTAGATAATTTTGGTGACAAGGCTATCTGTCTGATACATGATAGTGCTGTATTCGAATGGAACTCTGCAGCAGCAGGTGCAGAGAATATCAGAGCCAGTATTATCACAGGTGCACCGACAGCATCAAGACACATGTTAGTATCCACACCGGATCGTCACCTAGTATTCTTTGGAACAGAAACAACGATTGGTGATACATCAACACAGGATGATATGTTCATAAGATTCTCTGATCAGGAGGATATTAATACATACACACCTACAGCGACCAATACAGCTGGCACACAGAGACTGGCTGATGGATCACAGATCAGAGGAGCGATCAGAGGTAGAGATGCGATACTTGTTTGGACTGATACAGCATTATTTACACAACGTTTTGTTGGTCAACCGTTTACGTTTGCATTCGCACAGGTTGGAACACACTGTGGACTTGTTGGACAGAACGCTTGTGTTGAGGTTGATGGTGCTGCATATTGGATGTCAGAGAATGGTTTCTTTAGATATGCTGGTAAACTAGAATCATTACCATGTCTGGTAGAGGATCATGTTTACGATAATATAAATCTAGAATCTGGTAATCAGATGGTATCAGCAGGTCTAAACAATCTATTTGGTGAGGTTATGTGGTTCTATCCAACAACAGGATCTAGTGTTGTTAATAGAATGGTCTGTTATAATTATTTTGATTCATCACCACAGAGACCGGTATGGACTGTCGGTACATTAGCTAGAACAATGTGGGAGGACTCTGCAGTGTTTGGTAGCCCACATGCAACAGAGTACACCGCAGGTAACGATTCATCTTTTGATGTCGTGGGCAACACAGAGGGTAGAACAATATACTATCAACATGAGACGGGAACAGATCAGGTGCAGGGTGGCGCAACGACTGCCATACTTGCAAATATATCTTCGGGAGATTTCGATATTACAGCTCAGAGAGCTCCAACAGGACAACAGACTGGTATTGCAACATTTAGAGGAGACGGTGAGTTTATAATGAAGATAAGAAGATTCATACCTGACTTTATATCACAAACTGGTAATACACAGGTAACACTACAATTAAGAAATTTTCCAAATGATAGTCAGGCTAGC